GAAAAATCCTTATCAAACATTTGAACAAGGTTACGCGCAAGGATCAACAGATGCAGACCCAAGAAAGTTAATTGATAAATCTATTAGAGAAATAGCGGTTCAGTTTGCAATTGGAAGATTCTATACTAGGAGAGTCTAATGACAACAGATATTAATCGAGGATACTCTACTAGAAGGCTGGGCATTACTAAGGCACTAGTTGAAAAGTTAAAAGAAATTGATGGAAACGGTGAGTTCAACACAGACGTGTACGGAAACGTAAGTCCAAGACTAAAATTTTGGGACGAAGTAAATGAGTTTCCCTCAATTCATCTAAATGCAGGTAGTGAAACCAGGATTTACCAAGCAGGAGGATACAAAGATAGATTTCTTTCCGTTACTGTTCGAGTATACGTTCAGGCAGAAGATTCGGTAGAGGCTTTAGAAGAGCTTCTTGAGGATATAGAAACAGTTATAGAGACAAACTCTCGTTTAGAATATGAAGATAGACGAGGAGTTACTCATTACACACATCAAATTAGTATTATTAGCATTGATACTGATGAAGGAGTATTGGAACCGCTAGGTGTAGGAGAAATTCTTCTGGAGGTTCGTTACTAGAAACGGCTGGCAAGAACAAACGTTCACGTCCTAGTCCTTTCAATATACATAGGAGATAAACTATGGCAGATACATTATATTTTAGTCGCGATACTCAGGTATTCGTTAAGATAGGCAGTGCAGTATGGACAATGCCTGTTCTTGATGGATTCTCTTTCTCGCAAGCAACAAATGCGTCAGAAATTACTCTGAACGAAATGTCAGACACCTCAGGCAATAGCCGACGTGCACGACAAATGTTTACTGATTCTTATGCACCGGCTGAGTGGAGTTTTTCTACTTACGCACGTCCCTTTAAATCAGTAGGGACTACAGACCCTGTAACTCAAGGTGTTGCCGATAGTGCTGTGAAGCATCACGCAGTAGAAGAAGTCTTATGGGCAATGATGGTAGGAGATGCAGCTTATGCATCAAATACTTTTACAGGCTTTACTGCAGACGGCGATGATCTTGATATCACTTTTGCAAACTCAAATAAAACAAGTCTAGGAAAAGCAGATATTTTCTTTGTAATGGGCGGCGCTCGTGGAGGCACAAAAACTACTTACAAAATTGCAGACTGTTGTGTAAACGAAGCTTCTTTAGACTTTGATATTGATGGAATTGCTACTATCAACTGGTCGGGTTTTGGTACAATAATTACAGAAGATACGGCTCCATCACCTACAATTTATGAAGGTACGGCTTCTAGTGATACAAGTAATTTTATACGTAATCGTCTTACTAGTCTAGCTATAAGCACTACAGACGACCACTTGTTAGCTACTGGAGAGACTGCGGATAGTGACTCAGCTCGAGAAGACTATGACTTAGTTTTAACCGGAGGAAATGTAACTATTTCAAATAATATTACATTTTTAACTCCAGAAACTTTAGGAGTTGTTAATCAGCCTCTTGGTCATGTAACGGGAACTCGATCTGTATCAGGTAACTTTACTTGCTACTTAAATGCTGAAGCAGACTCAAGCGCTGATTTGTTTGAGCGTCTAATTGAAGATACAGATACCATTGTTAATAATTTTACTTTGTTATTTAAAGTAGGGGGAGGCGCAACTCCTCGTATTGAGTTAAACATGGCGCAATGTCACTTAGAAGTACCTACTCACTCAATTGATGATGTTATCTCGCTGGAAACTAACTTCCATGCGTTGCCTAGCACAATTAGTTCAACAGACGAACTAACTATTAAGTACGTCGGAGAATAATAATAAAGATTATTCTTTAAGGGGCTCCGGCCCCTTTTTTCGTTACCTCTTAAAAATAAATCTTGACATCTCATCTCCCATAACCTATAATTACAAGATATAAATTTACACTCTCAAAGGATAAAAAATGAGCGATTCACCTATTTCTTTATCGAGTCTGATGACTCCAAGTAAAACTGTTTCTATTGACTTTCCTGGTTATAAAGACATGAAAGTATCTCTGTGCTATCTGGCTCGAGAAGAACTTCTTAAACTGCGTAAAAAATGTGTATCTACAAAGTTTGATAAAAAAACTCGTCAACCAGAAGAAGTACTAGATGAAGAAAAGTTTTTAGTAGAGTACTGTAAGGCAGTAATTAAAACATGGTCGGGCTTGAAGTTTTCATACCTAGAAGAGCTTCTTTTGGTAGATGTCTCGGCTTACGACCCTGAAGATGAACTTCCTTACACACAAGAAAACGCAGAGCTTTTGATGAAAAATTCAAACGTATTCGATACGTGGGTTACCGAAACCGTAGGTGATCTTGAAAATTTTACTGGGAGCAAGTAGGGCAAATCCACTCCCTACTAAAGCGATACGTAAAGGAAGCAGATAGTACCTTCAACGTGGAGAAGTACTTACGTCTTTGCGAACAATTAGGGGAAGAACCAGATCCTGCCAAAATGCCGCTCGAGCCTTCTGATTTTCCAGAAGAAGTTCAAGTGGCATTTTTTATGTTCGGCTTATTACCAGATCACTGGGAAGGAATGAGTGGGACATATATGGGAAAGTATTGGGACGGGCTGGACTACTTTTTTAAAGTATACGAAGTTGAAAAACCTAAAGAAATACTATATTTTATGAAGCTTTATGAAGGAACTATAATTTCATACAGAGC